AGATATCCTCATAAATTAAAAGCATTAAAAGCATCACAAACAGGTGTGCGGCTTTTAAATGATCAAGAAGCTCAAGAGATAAAACAATTATTTAAAATTACAGATCTTGAGGAGACTGGATCTAGAAATTTAGGTAATACAGGAATAACAATGTATGTTGCAAATAATCAATATTATATTAAAAAATAATGCCCGGATGGAGTACAGATACAGTAACTGCAGTTAACTATCATAGTGACGCTAAAGATACTACTAGGTTTAATAATAAAGACCTTAATACAACTGAGCGGAATCAAACGTATAAAAGATGGTGGAAAGAGCAAATACGGCTATATGGTACTCAAGTAAATTATTATATACGTAAATTTAATTTAGCTAATACGGATAAAGTATATGGTGAAAACCCGTATGAAGGATATCAAACTCCGCAAACACTTACTATGTTAATAGATTTAACAGACGGAATGATAACATATTCACAATACGGGTTAGTATCAGATGATGAGTTAGCAGCTGTAATAGATATTGAGTCTTATCAACAAACTCTATCTTCTAATTATGCTAGTGCTTCTGTTACTATGCCTAACGCAGGAGATGTATTTCAATTAACTGAATATGGTGATGATCGACCGGGAGGAAAAGATGGTAAAATATTTGAAATTACAGAACGCATAGATCAAATGGTCGGAGAAATAAATCAACTTCAAGGACATTATGTATTTAGATTACGTGCAAGAAGAAATGATCATACATTCTTACCAGGATTAACAGCTGAATCAAAATCAACTCAAGTTACTGATACGTCTGGGGTCGGTTCATTAACAGCATTAGAAACCGATTATATTAATGATTTAGATACAGAGCAAACGTCTTATTTTGATTATGGAACTAATGATGACGTGTATGGAGATTATTACTAAATTCATATTCTATGTCTTTTAGTACAGAGTGATATCTTTCATTTATATATTTGTTAATAGGAATAGGCTTTAAACAGTCTCCTTTGTGTCCCATTTTTTCTGCTTTGTCTGAGATAATATTTACCGCCTCATATAAGCACAACCATCTCGCTAATTGTGAATATTGTTTTATCTCGCGGTCGGCTGATGAGTTATTTTTCATAAATCATTGTAGTTGGTAGTATAGTGTTAATATCAATTTTTATTTTATTAAGGGCATTACATTCTTCACAGTTAAATTCATTTTCATCAGTTAGAATTACGTATACATTATTCATCTTTTTACATCCTTGACATTCAGCTAATATTCGATTTTGTTCTGCTAATTGAGATAAATGTAATGCTTCTTTTTCAAGATTTAAATGAGCGATATATCTAAGAATATTATTATATAGAAAAAAGAATAATATCTGTAGTCCAGTTGTTCCAATTGCAACTTTTAAGAATGTTGTAAGAGAGGGATAAAATAATATTGCTATACTGCTTATTGAAATTGAAATTGAAAATACAATAAATAAACTTTTAACTATCTGTTTCGTCATGATCTAAATCTTCCGATACAGATTTTATAAGATCTTGAATTTTTTGCAACTTTAAAGTTGCGGATTTTACAATTTTTTCGTCTAAGTGTATGGAAGGATTTTCGAAAAGCTGAGTTATTAGCCCTGTGGCGTCTGATATACTTTTAAAAGCACTACCAAGTTGTTCGATTAAATGATCACCTGGGAATGGGACTAGCTCAGCTTTAACTTGATTATAGGTCTCAGGACTAGCTTTTGCAATATCAGCTAATGTTTTTGTAGTAGGTCGAACGTGTCTAGACTTTACGTCTTTCCAGTACTTGTTAGTGTACTTATATAAATCTTCAAAAAGTATGCCTTTCATCATAAGTATTTAATAAATAGTTACATGGGAAAGTTTGAAAATAAATTTTTATCTTTACTTAAGGAAGATGAATTTGGTGCTGCCACTCCTGATGTAGCTCCTGCAGTTGATGCAGAACCGGGTGATGATCAACAATCTTTTGCAAATGCTTTAGATGAGCCAGAGCATGCTAAAGATTTTGAAGATGTAATAGATCAAAACCCTAATGAACAACAAGAGCTTTCAGACTTACAGGAATGGATTGGTAATATTGATGAAGTATTACAATATCTTAACGGTGGTATTTCTAGTGTATTAGGTAAATTAAGAAATGATAATAAAGTAGGTACTATTTTTGCTGATGTTTCAGATGCTACGAAAAGTGAGATTCTTGATGTATGTGAAAGATTAGCTAGTTTAAATCAAATTTTCAAAAACCTTTATATAGAAAAACATAAATAATTAAAATATTATGGCAACTAAAGCAGAATTACAACAAGCGGTAGATGAAACGACAGCAGTGGCAACAACAGCACGAGCTGCTTGGAAAAGCGCTATACCAGGAGCAGATGCCCCGAAAATGACTGACGATGAGCAGGCTGAAGTTGATGCATTAGAGGAGACGTATGGTAAAGCAAAAGGAGCAAGAAAAGCAGCTGAACGAGCATTAGCGGCATGGACTCCGCCCGCAGCGCCTGCGCCTGCGCCTGCGCCTGCGCCTGCGGCTCCGACAGGTGAAAAGCGGCGTTTATCATCTGGAGTTATAGTAGGTCCAGGTCATCAGTGGTATGGTTTCGGGAGACCAATTTAATTATAATTGAGAGAGTAATAGTTTACCTTTTAACTCATTGTAACTATTTTTAATTATAAACCGTGATGTAATTTTGTCACGGTTTATTTTTATACATAAATCGTTAAAATCTTTAAATTTTAATAATTCTTTAGGCCATATAAAACATTTTTCTCCTTGACTAAGTAATGATTGAGTTTTTTCTTTTGCAGTTTGATCGCAACATTGATTATCCAGTACCCATATTCGCTTATGAAATGGTTTTTGTATTATTTGCTGTTCTTGTCGTTTAGTAAAACAAGATTTTCCCTTACTAATACCACCTACTGCAACACCATTTTTAACAAAAAAACTATCTATTGGACCTTCAAAAATAAATATATAATCTAAAGTATTATCTACATTATCAATATTAAATATTGTTTTATCAGCTCCTATTTTTGAAAGATATTTTGGTTTTGTATCTTTTTTATTTTGTTTTAATTTTCTTGATTGATAAAATACAATTTTATTATTATCGTAAAATGGTATTATTATTCTGTTTTTATGTACAAAATCATTTCTACTAAACCATAAGGATTTAGGTTTATTAATTGCTGTTAATAGTCTTCTTTCTTTACACGTAATTATAGCATGTGTTATCATCGGTTCATGACTGTAAAAACTACATTGAGCTTTATCATATAAATTAATACAATCCCCAGGAAGAGACTGTGGTGGTTTATCGGGAGTTAATTTATCTTCTGTTTTAACAGGAATGTTAAATACATCTATATCTTTACATTCATTAATTATATCAATATAATTCTTACCTGTTACTTCTTGAACCCATTTTACAGGAGACCCACTCCATCCACAATTGTGACAAAAAATATGATTTTCTTTTACTATATAATAAAGACGTCTCTTTTTATTCCAAGATCTCCCTTCTCTACAGATAGGGCAGCCACCTTCATATACATTAGTTAATTTTTTATACTTAGGATACCCAGCGTATTGATAAAATTTCTCAACAATATATTCTTGAGGTATTACTTCACTTAGCTTCATCTACTGGTCGAACATCAACTATATGTTTTGTAATAAATTGTCCTGTTCGAGGATCAGTATAATGCGCTTCAGTACGTATTTCATTACCTATTCTAATTTCTCTCATTATAGGAGTAATTGTATTACCAGCTGGTCCCATAATATTATTAGGATTTTTTTTAAATTCAACGTTTTGCATTTTTTATCGCCTTCTTAATAATATTTATTATATTTTCATTATTATTAAATGACTCTCGCCATGAAGAATAATTTCTTACAATAGACCACATATTTAATTTCTTTGCTTCTTCTATAAATTTATTATAATTACTTTTATTGTTTTTGCAATTATTTAATTGTTCTTCGTATACAGGTACTTCATCCGGATAATAATCATAACCAGTTGACAAGTCCATTAATTTTATATTTCTTTCATAAATAATTTGCTGTTCTTCTGTTAATTTCGTTAAGTCTAATTTTTTAAACCTTGCTAATCCATATCTAGGGATTCCTGGAATATTGTCAGATTTATCTCCTGTAATTGCTCTATAGTTCAAATATTGTTCTTTACATACACCTGTATATTCTTCAAAATTTTGCAGTGTAACTTCTTTCTTTTTAATAGGACTATAAATTCTTGTATCAGCAGATATTGTTTGTAATAGATCTTTATCAGTAGTTATTATAACGTTTTTTCCGGGTAAATGTGTTGATAGCCATGCCATGAGATCATCGGCTTCCATTCTGAGCGGGTACATATTATGTACTCCTAATAAAGCAATAATTTCTTGTATTTTTTCTGAGTACTCATGTACGTTTTTAAATTTATCGTCATCCCTATTTGCTTTATACTCTACAGTAATAACTTCATTCCTGAAATTAGTAGAAGGCCATTCTAGTTTCTTATCCCATGTACAATAAATTTCTTTGGGTTGGAACCTATCTACATAAGATTTTAAGGATCGTAAAAATAGAAATACTTGTCCCGGACTGTTTGCTTCGTCTAATTTAAAATTATTAGTCCAGAAAATTCGATATAATAGATTGTTACCGTCTATTATAAGATTATTTGCTCCACCATTTTTCATTTTTAATATACCACATTATAGTATATCTTAAATCATCGGCAAATGTTTTTCGAGTTTCAGAAAATTCTAATTGATCTCCTGATTGAACCATCATACTTCTGTACATTGAATCTCTTAAACTATATCTAAGATCATGACCTTTTCTATCTTCAACGTAGCTAATTAACCTTTTAGGTTTTTTCAAAATCGTCAAAATTATCTCTACAATTTCTCTTCCTTCC